CCGAGCTACGTCTATAAACTAAGCCTAAACCTGTTTTAATCGGAGATTAATCCTAATGGCACTCACAAAAGAAATTCTTTATGACAAAACTGAAATTGTCACTGAATATAAAATAATTCAAGTAAGAAAAAGAATTGTCATTAAAGAAGATGGTGTTAAAATTTCAGAAAAATATGAGAGATACTCTCTTGACTGCGGAACACTTAAAGGGGGTTTAAAAGCTGATGGAGTAACCCCCGCTGATGATGCACAAGATTTAGTTGACAATCCTCTAGACAAAGAACCTGATGGCGTTACAGATATACCTGATGAAGTCAAAGCAATATGTAATCTTGTTTGGACAGATACACTAAAAGCAGCTTGGAGAACAAAACTTATTGCACAGGATACCGAATAAATTATGACAAAATCACAAAAACGCATTGATCAACTTAAACTTGAGGCACAAGTAGCAGTTGATGAACATAACAAAATTCAAGAAAAAATTCAAGAACTGATTACTGCTAGAGATGCTTTAAAGATGAAGGCTTTTTCTTGTAAAGAAAGAATTGATGAATTGCAAAATCTTGAAGAAAAAACTACAGAAACAGAAATAGTTAATTAACCTTTTCTTGCATTTGTCTAGTCATCATTCCACCTATTAGATATAATGGGGCAAGTCCTACCAGCAAAAACAGGCACATCAATGTAATGGGTGCTAGGGCCTTAATAAACGCTTCTTTCCACATATGCTAGATCGTGTTATAAAAATTATTTCTATTCTGTCATTTTTAATGTCATTATCAATGGCAGCTTTCGGATATGTAGCAATTCGCTATATGCAAAGCCCAGAATTTGAGAGGACATTAAAAAATAAGATCATGGGAAGTCTGGAGGATAAGTTACCAGATGTAATGGGAGATAAGATACCAGATTTCACAGGGCCATCTGTACAGCTACCAGAACCACCAAAGGTGAACAAACTTGGAAATCCCAAGAATTGAGATACCACAGATAAAAATAAAAGAGATTTATATTCCCAGAACAAGAACATGGGAACAATATCCGACAACTTTAGACATTATTGATAAACCAAAACTTGATTATCCTGTTGTAAGTTATCCAACATTCGAGGCTTTAGAATATCACCCTGATAAATTTATACCAACAGATCCAGTAAAACAACCAGAACAAAAGCAACCAGAAATACCACAGCCGCCAGAATATAAACCTAAAGCTAAAAAAGATAAAGAGTTCTTTGTCAAATGCCCCAATGAAGATAATATTCCAGTAGGAAGTTACCCTAATGATTTGAAGCTACAAGTCGTTATCGGTCACAAAATAAAAAATGGCCGCTGCTATGAAATCCTCAGAGATTCAACCTTTATTGAGAAATGGATACCTAGCACTCCTGTTCTTGTTAACACTTCAATTATTGCTGTTACTGCGGCTGGTTCACCTATCATAGCCAATTTACTCAAGAACCTCATCAAGACAGCCATAAAGAAACTGAGCAAAAAGAAGGATAAATCAAAGGTACAAACATAAGCAAAAGAATCCAGAGGCCCTTTGTAGGCCATTCTGAGTCGACTAAATTTACTTATTTAGCTCAATTTTGTGCGTATGAGGTAGAACTTGGTTCATTTTCGGTTTGCTTACTATATCGCTGCATAGATCAAAGTACTCAGATTCTGGAGAATATTCTGCCCCACTAACTCTGAGTTCATGGCAATTTTTTAGTCTGGCCAATTCGTAATTTAATCTGGCTGTTGATAATTGTTGCCGCATTATCTTCTCTTGAGTGGTCGCACTTTTGAGGCAAGCATTTTGAAAACGCTTATCAAGTGGTACAGATATTGTGGCAGCTATCCCAAAATTGAAAGAAGTAGAATCTTTGTTTCCACTGTAATTTTCTCTGTAATATAAAATCTCACCAGCATTTGTGAGGTTGCCATCTGAGTCTGTTGCTTCGTTATAGACTGGCGTATGGAAGATGTAGTCTTGAGGACGCTTTACTGCAACTGAAGTGGTTGCAAAAGGACTGATTGATAGTGTAGCTCCAGAACATTGAATACCAGCACCATAAGAATTTTCTGTCATAGGCCCTGTCAAAACCTGTGTGGCAAAGTTTGACACACTAGATGATGTATTGCTTTGAGGATTCGCTATTGTGCTTTGAGAGGCATAACTAGGCAGACAAGAAAAAAGGGTTATTAGTTGGAAAATATAATAGTAGTATCTGTTACGACCTCTGAGGTTACTTGTCTTGTTATATCTATTACGCTTTCTAATGAAGGGCCTTTGTAAAACTCTGAAAATTGAAAAGCGTTGCCTTGAGTGGTTTGCTGCCATTGAGGTTTTTGATCCATATTCAAGCCTGTCCATTCGTAGGTAGTTCCATTGATGGTTTCTGTCACTGTGGCATTTGGCATGGATATTGAATCACAGTTGCCGCATGAGATACCAGAACCAGTGACACTGTAGGTATAACCAGAATTGTAGCGAACTTCTCGGATATTTTCTGTCAAATTATTTGTGGTGACAGATCGACTTGTAGATGTGGCACTGTTAAAGTTTGGCACTACAGTTTGAGCATAAGCTGGACTAATAAAAAATATAAGAGGCAGATATTTCCACATTAATCAACAGTTAAGTCTGTAACGAATTGACCAGTAAGAACAACCCCTGTTCCTGTTCCAGCAGAAAGAGTCATTGTGTGATTATCTAATGAAACGGCTGCTGTGCCTACTGACCCAGCACTTGTGGAAGTAAGGTCACTAAAATTGCTCACTGTGCCTACTGTTGGGGCTGACCCAGAAGTAGCGTCCCCTTCGAGGTAACTGGTACTAAAAGAAAAAGAACCGCCACTACTTGCTTGTGTGACAGAACTGGGGAAGCTTATTGCTGGTGTTCCTGATGTGACAGAACCAAATCCACCAATAGTTGCGGCTGAGTTTGAATCTGTAGTAGTTATATTGTTTCCACTGATGCTATAACTTGAACCAATTTTATCGGCTGAAGTTGCTGCGGATAAACTCTCCAGCTTTACGCTTGAAGTTATTGAGTGTTGAATGTCACAGTAGGCCGCAGATGGAATACAGAGTGCAGCCAGTAATAAAAGCTTTTTCATTTGATACCAACTTTGTTTTTACTATTATCTACAATATTAACCTTACCAAGTTTCTTTTTGCCATTTGTAGCTGATTTTACTTGTAGACCCATGTTCGACATGACAGCACTGAGCAATCCAGCCGCGAAAGTCGTATCAATTTGTCGGGTTGAATTTCCGAAGTATGCAAAAGAAATCACCCCCAAACTCCAAAAAAGTATGATCATCTGGACAAGATTTGAAAGGATTGAATTACCTTGCTGCGGTTCCTCTTGTTCTACTTCTTTGGCAGTATCTTCAGCCATGAGATTAAGATTTCTTGTTTAATACTGGTATCTTAGCTATGTTTGTAAAAACAAACAAATCATGTCTAAATTTCTAATCAACCTATTCATCAGGTTTGGAAAATCAGAATCTATCAGAAAAGGGCTTTTGCTCATGTTAAAATCGGCTGCTGAGAAATCCGACAATGACGTTGATGATGCCATTGTTAAGATGATTGAGGAAAAGCTTTTTCCAGTTAAATAATGGATATTATCAAGGCTCTTACATCTACTTACAGCCTTGAGGGTGAGTTTGAGGTGCAAAAGTCTATACAGTTTATAGAAAAATTAGATGATATTGAATTACTCAAGCCCTATGCCATAAAACTATTGCAAACAAATGCAAAGCAAGCTCATTTCATTAGTTCTTCGATTGAAGTTATATCTCAGCAAGCCGCTTATATATTTAAACTAGAAAAACAACTAAAAAAGAAAAAAGCGACCCTTTGGGATCGCATAAGATACGTTTTGTTTAATAAGAAGTTAGGGAACTAAATCCTTTTCTGTAATATCGAACCATGTTGCAGATTCATGCACCATACCAGTAAGCTCATCTGTTCTTGTTGTTTCACAAAACTCATAAGTCCTTTTAGATTTTGCATGATAAAAAATCTGACCTATATAAGGATTGTTTGGAAAAGTTACTAAGTACATAATCAAAAAGGTAAATCTTC